TGGATCTAAATTATTACTAACAACACTACGAGTACCTAATGCATCTACTGTAACTTTGTATGATGATGTTGCAACAAATAGTCCTGCATATTGATCCTTAGGTTGAAATGTTAACACGTGATTTTTTGCAGTAATATCCGTAGCGCTATCTATTAATACAGCTCTATCTAACGATGCAGTTGTCCACGTAAGTGTTGGAGCTGTGGTTTCTGTGTTTGCTAAATATGTATGTGCTTCCCAATATGTATCTATGGTACTCTGTGTTACAAATGTTCCTATGCTAACATCAGGAAATGCAGAAGCAGTGTTAACTACAAGTATTTCTGTTTCTTCTAGTTCTACGTCATTAACTTGTTCAAATGCACCAACAGTGCCTTTGTTGTTTGTATAAATCTTAACACGAGAAACATCTCCTGTTGCTGGTTCTAATCCTTCGATTTCAACTAATGCAAATGATTGTGAATTTTCAGTAGCAACATATGTTGGAGTTGCTTCATATGAAATTGAAAAAGATGAATTTTGAAATTCTGTGTATACATGAGGAAAAATACTTTGGCTACTATAAACCGTATATTCTCGATCTAATAAAGCTGTTGTTGGTGTTAATATCTTTTTTATAGTAGACACATAAGGTGTGGTAATAACCGTAAATGCCGGTGTAGGCGTAGGATTAGTAGGTGTGGCTACTGTTAATGTGCCAGTTTTCATGTCTGACACAAATTCACCACCAGTTAATTCTACAGCCGGCTGTCCATTAAGTGTGAATAAACGTACTTGACCTGTTGTATATGTTGGAAATTGTCCGTTACTATATACGCGATCTAATTGAACTCCTACCTGTTCTTTGACTGAAACAGTTGGAAGTTTATCAAAAATAATTTCTGAAACATTTGCGACCATCGGATTAACAGGTACAGTGCGTTTCCATCTGATGTTTGGTCGACCTTGCCATTGCGTTGGTACTGGTGCACCATTTATAGTTTGTGCTTCAGCAATCAGTGTTATGGTGCAATCACCCGGAGAAGTTTCTTCATATATATAAATTGCAATTACACGACTTTTGTCTTCGTCAATATAATCTACAACTTCAGAATATATAGGATCACCATTATAATCTAAAACTTCTATTCCTAATACACCACCTACCCGTAAATTAGTAGGATGTCCTCGAAGTTTAAAAAGATTTTTACCTGCAGTTAAGCGAGTAGGAAATTCTGATATTTGAAAGTAATCCGGAGATGTTAGTGTGTTATCTTCGAAAAAAACAGGAACAAACTCTAAACCTTTATATACTGCTGTTTTTCTTTCCATCTAGTAATACTTTTTATATAAATATTACACATGGCAAATCTGGCTGTATCCTGCAGTCTTGTTTACTTCTATCAAGTTGTCTACCATGTCTCGCATAGTGTCTACGTGTGAAATAATAATTGAGAAATCAAATTTAGTACGGAAATACTCAAACAGATTCACTACTGCAGAAATGTGTTCGGCATCCAAACTTCCCCATCCTTCATCTATTGCAATAAAATTTGGACGTGGTAATGCAGAAACATTGATAAGTGCTATGCGAATAGCTAAACTAGAAATAAATCGTTCCATACCTGATGTTAATTCTAACGGCCAGAAATTGTCTTCATCATAAATAATGTATCCGTTAATATTTTTACCATCTGTATTTAACACCATATTAAAGTCTACTACTTGATTGAGCACATTGTTTATTTCAGTTTCTATTTTAGGTATAGCTTTTGAAATTAAATCATACGGAATACCATCCCGTTTAACTGAAGCTAAATAGTATTCAAATGCTTTGTACTCTGTTTCTAACTGCTTGTACTTTTCTAGTTGTTCAATTGCATGTTTCTTTTTGGTTTTTGCAACTTCAATTTCACCGTGCTTAGATTTAATTTCATCGGTTATGTTTTTTAGTTTGGTTGTTATAGTTTCAATCAAACTTTTTGTTGCATTAATTGTTTCATCAATAGTTTTGTTTGTTTCTATTGCTGTTTTGTTTTTAAAATATAATTCTTGCCGTTCAACATTTGTTTCTAGTTCTGATTCTTTTGTTTGCAATTCATTTTCTAGTATCTGAAGTTGCAATTCCATGCGTTCTATAGAATTAGTAGTGTTGCCTAGTTGTGTTTGCAATTCAGTTAAACGTAGTGATTCATCTAAATATACTTTAGTGGATTCTACAAGTTCCAAAACATATTCTTGTTGCTGCTTGATTGAAGCTAGTGTCGACTCATCTTTATTAATCGTATTCTTGGCTTCGATTGCGTCTTGTACAAAAACGTTAGATGTACAATATTTGCAGTTTGGATCATATTTATGCGTTTCCAAATGCTGTATTTTCTGGGTTTTTGCATTGATAATTCCTTGTTGATGTTTTAATTTTGTTTGTAATTCGGTTTGTCTGTTGCAGAATTGATTGTATTGTGTTAGTCCTTCTTGAATTTTTGTTTCATTGTAATTCTTTAAGTTGTCTTGTACTGCAGTTTGTGTGTCAGTTAGTGTGGAAATTTCTGTTTCTATCTGTTCTATTTCCGTTTGAAGTTCTTCTATTTTATTGGTTAACTGAGTTTCTTGTGTGGTTAATATGCTAATATCCGGACCATCATATGTTGTTGCTTGTTTAGATTCAATCAGTGTTAAGATTTCATTGTGATAATCATTTCGTTTGGTGTTTAACTCAGATTCTTTAGATTCTCTTTCAATGATAAAATCTTTGTTTGTGCTAATGATATCGTCTGCATTGTTGATAATTTCCGCAAAATCTGTTTTTTTATAGTCTCGAAGTTTGCCAGCAGTTTCTTTGATTTCATCATTAGCTAACTGATAAAGTTGTTCAAATACTGTGATATCTAAAAACTGTGAAAGTAAATCTTTTCGTTCTCGCTGTGACTTTTCAATGAAGTTGTTGTTGTCTGCTTGAAGTGAAAATGCAGTTAAAATAAAATCGTCATATGTGCCTAGATAACGACGTATGCTTTTATTTGTATCACTTCGTTCTTCTCCATTTAGGTTTTCTGCATCAGTATAAAAATTAACATCTACTTTGACGTGTTTGTCTTTTTTCTTGGTTCCTACACGTTCGATCGTGTAAATTGTATCATTCATTTTGAATTGAAACACTCCACGAAACGAAGTTTTTTTATTGTTTAATACTTCATTTGCTTTGCTTGTTTTGCTGCATTTATCAAATATAGTATATGTTATAGCATCTAATAAACTAGATTTACCAGAAGTATTTGCTGCAAATAAACCGCACACATCATTCATTTTTTCAAAGTCTACTCGATTGCCTTCTCCGTATGAAAACATGTTGTCAAACTCAAATGAAATAGGATGCCATGTTACGTGCCTAACAGATTCTACTGCTGGTAATTTAGAATTGATGGTGCGATTAATGTGTCGTATTGCATCTAATTCTTCTGCTGTAGATTGCGGAAATGTATTTTCAATGTGTTCGGTTAACAATGTATTTTGATATTCAACGTCACGAACATTGCCTATAGATATACTGTTTGCGTTGCTTGTTGTGTTTGAATTAATTGTTCGCTGTATTGATATGTCCTGCACATCGTATTTTTTGCGTATCGTTGCAACTAGTTTTTTCATGTCAGCTGCAGTAGTATCCGTAAATTTAATACGTATCCTGGGTTTTGCAGGAATTCGGTGTGGTGACTTGATAATGCTAGTTCCATCTACTTCCAATGTAACATAACCATATGCATTTTCTATTTGCACAAACTCTGCTTTGCGAGTTGCAACATCCCAAACCAGTATGCCGTGATCCAAAGCTTCGCCATGATTTTGTTGTATGAGTGAACCTGGATATGCAATAGTTTCTGTTAGAAATTGAGCTGGCTTATGTATATCTCCAAGCAGAGTCATGTCATGCCCAGCAAATATTTCAGTGGTAACATGTTCATTGGAAATTTCATAACCTACATCTGTTTTTGCAGAGTGCACTGCACCATGGTGCAAAGCTATTTTAACTTGTTGTGTTGCAATGTCTTTGGCTTTTATGTATTTTGCTGGCTCAACATCGACCGCCATATGATTCCAAGTTATCCCAGCAAATTCAAATACTCCATTCTCTTTAACAAAGTGTATATTGCGGTTCGATATCATATCTAACACCGGAGACAATGCATCTTCACGATACAAATTGTTGAGATTCATGTCGTGATTACCTAGTATAACTATGGTAGGTATGTCAAACCCATTAAAAAATTCAGTGAGCATTCTTATGAGCTCAGGCGACATT